TGTGGGCTAGGCTCCACGCCAAGCTCAGGCGCAAATTCCATCGCCAAGTTGTAGACGAACGCACGCAGATAGCCAGGTGGGAAGGTCAAGTCCGTCACCAAGGTGGCCGGTTGGCTTAACTCTTCAACGCTGACAAAATGCCACTCCAAGTCCCTTGTAGGCTTGGGGTAGATCGTCATCGTGATGTTAGGGTATTCCATGTTGATCCACATGACCTGCGGGTATGTGGATGTCACGGTCTTTACAGCAATACCGTTGTACTGCTGCTGATTGATAAACTTGATACCGAAAGACACATTTGTGCTGGGGTCACGGTAGTAGGTGGAATCATCTAGCAGCACAGGCCGCAGACCCGCAAAGTCCCCAGTAGGGCCAAGCGTGCGGGTGATGATGCCGGTGGGCCAAGTAAATATCTGATCTTGCGTGTTGAAAACCGAGAGTCGCTCGGTGTTCCACGAGTCAATCATCTGGTTTAGCGCAATCAGCGCATCCTGCGACATTGATGCGGAGGGTGTCTCACCTTCAGCGAGAATGCCAAGCAGTCTCAGCGCTCGGTTGATTTGATCGCCAGCGGTGGTCGCCATAATTGCCCCTAAGTTATTTCAGCCAGTGCGGGTCTACCCCTACGGCGCTTGACATCCAAAGTGTTGACGATCTCCTCTTGGGGAGGCGGCTCGTCTAAGGTGTATCTCACCCAATCATTCTTCTCATCATACACAGCCTCGGCCTCAACGCAAGCGACTTTGCAGCCGTGAACTGGGTGACGCAAATAAATAACAGCCATATCAATGATGGGGGTGATTAGCCCCCATTTGGTTTAACTAGCCACCAAAGGAACCGAATACCACTGAGTTGTGGAAGACGCTACCAGCATTGAGCTAGTAAGGTTGGTAATGCTATACGCACCGTTAGCCGCAACAGCGTTGACTGCCCCGCCAGTAGCGGGATAAATCTTCAGCGCTCCAGCCGCAGTGTTTTTAACAATGATCACCATACCAGCAACAGCCGTTGGCAAGATCACGCCTTTAGTACCGTCTGCCGCCGAAACGACATTGATACCTTCAGCCAGCGCAGCCGCATCGCCTTGTGTGCTACCCGCCGCAGCAACAGCCGAAACAGGCAGACGAATCGCACCTGTTGTTGGGCCACTGTTTGTGATGGATGTAGCAGTTACCGCTGCCAAAGTTGACGTACCGCTAACGGTAACGCTGTCCAAGGCAGGGTCAGAGTAAGCAACGCCTACCGGTTTTGTGTTTGTAGCCATGATGTAATCCTTTAAAAATAGGGGCCGAAACCCCTATTTATATTACTTCAGGAATGCCGAGTAAGCAGCGTCACCAGTCTTCACAAAACGGTATGTATACGCACCGAAACGTGGGACAGTAACAGAGCTAAAAATCGTGATACCAGTACCAGTCGTAATAGGCACGGTAGACGATCCACCACTGTTGTTGTTGTTGCAAATGGTCAGATCAAAAGATGACCCAACTTTTGCGCTTGGGATAGCCGCATCAAGCAACGCTGCTGTAGGCAACGTAACAGTCAATGTAGCATCGGAGGCTTTTGTACAAACAACCAAACCAACTGCAACTTGAGCAGCAGTCAGCGTAGTGTCACCAGTCAAGGTAGTTGGAATGGTTTGAACACTCAATACCGCTTCAGTCAGATTGCCGTCACCGAGTTGATAACCGCCGGAACCATTTGGGAGAGCCATGATAATTTCCTTAAAAAATGTTGTGAAATGAAGCCCCCGAAGGGGCATTCAATTTAGCCCCAAAGACGGCAAGCCATCTGTGGGCGAATGGTGCTAAAACCATACAAAACGTCAATACGGCAAGGCAAACGGTCGTTGTTGATGTCGTACTGACGAACCACACGCAAGCTGATGCCGTTGTGGTTTGCACGAGCAGCCATGTCCACGCCTTGGGGCAGGAGCAAGTCAGCAGTAGCAAATGTGATCGCATCTTTGTGATAGATCAAGTTCTGTGGGTACGCAGTTGATGCAGAACCAATGAAGGTCACGGCAGCGTTGTCAGCAGGGAAGCTGTCAACAGTAGCCAAGGCGCTTGCGCTGGTGTAGATCGCAGGGCTGATGGCCATGTTCACCATGTCAGCAGTGGCAGCGGTTTGTGCAACGGTCACAACGAATTGCTGCAATGAACCAGTTGACTCACGAGTTTGTGGGTTAACTGCGTACACGCCAGCGATTGTGAATACGTCACCGGCAGTCACTGTGGTGTTGCTGCTAAAGCCGTCCAAAGTGATAGTCGATTGGCCTTGGGTGCTGACAGCGCCATTGACAAGGATCGTACCAGCACGGGAGCCGGTAGTGTGAACCTTGATGGACTGGCTCATGTTGACTTCATCAAAGCCCAAAACACCAGTGCCCATCATGCCGTTTTTGAATTGGCGGGAAACAGTGTCAGTAGGATTGAACAAGCCCTTCATGCCTTCAACCAAACCAGCGTTAGCGGCTGGGTTGACGGTGGCGTAGCGGGGAGACATCACGGCTGCGTTTTCGTTCAGTTTTTGTTGCGCTTGCAACAGAACCAAAGAAGTCGCAGGCACAGTGCCAGGCGTGCCAACGGAAGCATAAATGTTCTTGTACGCATTGGCTACGTCAGCATCGATAGACGATGCCAATTGGCTAATACGGGGTTTCAGAACACGGTCAGCAAAGTCGTCCAATTGCATGGTCAGTTCAGCAGAGGTGAAGTTAACACCAATGTGCTTCTGGCTGGCAACGGTCAAAGTTGTGTACTGTTCGTTGTCGTCTTGCGTTTGCAAGGCAGCACCGTCAGTTACCAAGGCGCGGTCGGGCAAGCGAATACGCAGGGTCGAACCAATCTTAGCACCTTCAACAGCAAAGCTGTCGTCGTACTGACGGTTCACGTTACGGGTGATCACCAGGTTGTTTTCAAGGATTTCTAAAGCCTTCCTTGTGATCATGTCAATGGTGAGAATCGAGTTACTCATGATAAATTCCTTAAAAAAATGTTAGCGGATAGCTCGTGCCTGCAACGCTTTCATCTGCCTTGCTCTATCGGCTTCAATCCACTGACTGGTGGTCATGGTCTTGATAGACCGTGGGTCAGTCGTGTCATGGGCCGGTGATCCAGTGGACCTAGCTGTGACAGGAGAAATCGGCGCTGGCGCTGATGTAGTTCTCTTTGTCGGTGGGTCTGATGCTAATTTAGCCTCAATCCTTCCGATCTCTTTGGCCTGACTCAGGGGCGACATCCGTGAGATACGGTCTGCTTCCTTTGGATTTGTGCCGAGAAAGTAAGCTAACTCTGGCCCAATGTCCGAGGATTGGATCGTTTCTGCCATCACGTTTGTAATGGGGAGTTTGGGGTTGTACGCAACTTGTTCAAAGTCCTCGTACTTGCTCCGCGCTTCCTCTTCACGCTCGTGATAACTTTCAAGAACCTGACTCTGCTGCTTGGCTGCTTCACGCTGGGCAATCAGTTGTTCTGCCTTCTGATAAGCCAATGCGTCTGCATAGGCTTCAGTTGACTCAAACTGATCCGGCTGTTGGGCCGGTGCTGCTCGTAGCGTTTGCATTTCTGCCGCTTTTGCCGCTGATTCTCTTTCCCACTTTCGCTGCTCTCTTGCGAGGCGCTTACCAATGGCTGCATCCAAGTCTTCTTGTGAGAAGGTTTTGGTCGCCTCTACTGGCACTTCCGGCGTTTGAACTTCAGTCTCAGGCGCAGCCGTTGCAACTTGATCTGGCACGGGTAGTGATTCCGCTAGTACTTCTTCAGTCATTTTGAACCTATAAAGATTCCCTGGTCATTGGGCCAGTACAGTTAATATATCAGAAATAGGTCACTTCAATCAAGGATGTTGTTGGGGGAGCCTCAGAAAAGATTAAACTTGTGCCGCTGATTGAGTAAGTATTCTTGTTTTGGTAGACACCATTGATGTAGACCCAAGTGTTGTTTTCGGTGATAGGCGTACCCGTTAGGGTAAAAACCGCTGTCGAGCCGTCACCTGTAAAGTTTTCTACCGACCAAGTAACGCTGCCTGTGCTGGGAATGTTGTCGTAAGTGGCTATGCTGACATCGGCAGAGGTTGTCAAAAGAAACTTGTAGGTTTTGTCTTGCTCCACCCAAACTTGGCCCCCAGGCACTCGGCCTGCTGAGTCCAAGATGATTGGGTTGGTGTGGTAGATGCTGCCTGCGCTTGTGGTGTAAGTCAGGGCAGGCGTAGTCGTTCCAGCCTCATAGGTGTAGATTTTCCCGCCAGCCAAAGGCACGGCGTTGTTGTCTAGCAACTGCCAGCCAACACCTGCGAAAGAGGAAAGGGCAACGATCATTTTGCAGCCAATGCGGTTGTGGTTATTTCACGCAATACTAGCATCAGAACGGGCCACAGCATCACGATGTAAGCTCGGTACTCGGCAGGCAGGAATTGACCGATAAAGCCGCTGTTGGCCTCAATCACGGTCAGCAAAGCACCTACTATCGCAACCCAATAGGTTTTGCTTTTAAAGCGTTGGAGTATTGCGTTCATTTTGAGCAGCAACGTAAGCAGCAACAACTTCAGCAGTGTGGATAGATGCGGCAATGGCTTGCACTTTGGCATCTTCAGCGCTGTAGTCAGCACCAGGCACGACAACGTGGCGATGGAACTTGCTACTGATTTCAACGCCATCTTCTTTGATAGCGGTCTTGGTGCGAACTTGGATTAAGCCAGATTCGATCACTTCGATGCGGTCAACAATCTCAATTTTCTCAAGCATGATGCTCTCCTAGTATGACCCAAGAATCCACTTGGGCTTTGGTTTAACAATCGGTTGCGCCAGCAAATTCTGGCAGGGTTTTTAAATGCTCATATGCTTGAGCAATGAAATTTTTAGCATTGCTGTCAACTGATGGGATAAAACTGTATTGACGGCTGTATTGAACGTCATTGTCACTAAATGAAACAGTGGCATTTACATTGTCTTTACTTCCTTGCACAAATACAACTTTGCATAGTGCATTTGTTGAGAATTTTTTAATTCCCGTATCTATTAAACCAAATGGTGACTCGATTGAGGATTTTCCTTCAATCTCAATAGTTTTTCTTAAAGACATGATAAACCTTTCCTCAAAATTTTAATAAACATCTGCAAAAGTTAAAATCATTGACACAAGAGGTTGAGCGCCACCAAATGTAGATGCAGGAAGAATCTCCATATAAATTGGTGCGCTTGCGCTAGTGAAGTCAAATGTATTTGTCAGCGGGTATGTCCCATTGTTTAAAGTTGCAGAGTCAACTTTAAGTCCAGTAGATGCTGCTTTAGCGTACTGGTACAAAATAGACGCCTTGGCTGAAGTTGGGTACAGCGTCACCGTTGCCGCAACAGCAACGGAATCGCTGTAGACCATTTCTACGCCAGTCAGGATAAAATTTCCACCTACGGGCAGGTCTAAATTAAACCCAGTACCAACTGCCACGGCACTAACGGGTAACGCTTGAAACACAATTTTTTGTTTAAACGGAATAATGTTTGCGGCATTTGCGTTAAGCCCAACAAATCTTTCCATGTAGCCAGATTTTTCCGCGCCATCATAAAAAAGAGATACGGGCGTATTTCCTTGACTTGGTGACAATGTTTGAACAATTGTCGGCATCAAGGGGCAAGAATAAAACTGCACCTTGGACATAACGCCACCAAAACTACTATTGGCGTTTATCGCCATAGTTCCTTCAAATTGACAATTCCTGAAAGTAATGTCAAATAAATTGGCAAAGTTAAATACAGTTTTTGAACCAATACTTGCAGAAAAATCAGAGCAATTTTCAAAAACCACATTGCCAACGTTGGCCGTTCCAGACATTACAAACCATTTTGGATTACTGGTCGGATCAATGTTCTGAAATGTTTCAAATTTGACATTCTGAACAACAATGCCTGTGCCAAATCCATCAAGCGAGAGTGAAATAAAAAAGCTCGGGCTGATGTAGTCTCCGTTAATAACCCGAAGGTATGATCCTGGGTTATTAAAATTGATGTCGCTAATAAACATCATTTGACATGAATCAAAAACCCAGTTTACGGCCTGCTGGTTGGTGTTGTCCCAAACTCTTTTGCAATATTGAAAACTGCAATTACTGGCAAACCAGAGGTCGTCATTTCCGGTAGCTTGCTTGGTTTCAATTGCGGTTGCAAACCCATCCACTTGGCAAAAATCAAGGTGAGTGTATGTTCCCCCGCCAGTTCCGTTTAGCTTAAAGCAAACATTGGTACGGGTAGGATTGGAGTAGTCTGCGCGAAATCCAAGATTTGCAAAATAAAACTGAACGTAATTTGTAAAGTTAAAAAGAGCGCCTGTTGGTGTGTTGTAGTAAAGAATTGATGCTCTTGGGCCTTCGCCAGTAAAAGTA